ACAAAGAAATGACCGAGCGTCCTAAAGTCTTATTTGTCATAGACTCATTGGGTATGTTGCTTACCCCTACCGATATCAACCAGTTTGAAGCGGGAGATTTGAAGGGCGACATGGGTCGTAAACCTAAAGCATTGACAGCACTTGTTCGTAACTGTGTTAATATGTTTGGTAATTACAACGTCGGCATGGTATGTACTAATCACACATACGCTAGCCAAGACATGTTCGATCCTGATGATAAAATTAGCGGCGGACAAGGCTTTGTCTATGCAAGTTCTATTGTTGTTGCTATGAAAAAGCTCAAGTTGAAAGAAGACGAAGACGGCAACAAGACGAGTGAAGTGAATGGTATTCGTGCGGCATGTAAGATTATGAAAACACGTTATGCTAAACCTTTCGAGTCAGTACAAATTAAAATTCCTTACGAAACAGGAATGAATCCTTATAGCGGTATGGTTGATATGCTAGAAAAACAGGGCCTATTAACACAACAAGGTAACAGACTAAAGTATGTTGATCCAACTACTGGAGAAGAAACCTTATTGTACCGAAAAGAATGGAAAGATGATAAATTAGATATGATAATGGTAAATTATCATTTGAAAAATACAACAACTACCATTCCTGAGGAGACAGAAGAAAATGTTGAATGAAACACAAATCGGTGACATCTGGTTGCTATTCGCAGACTACATTGATAAGAAAGTTATTGACAGCGTAGCTGAACGTTATGTTGATCTACTGGCAGATTTTGGCACCAGTGATCGTGTAATGCAAAGTGCAACTGGTGTCGATAGTGTTTTAGATTCTGCAATCGAGTATTATCTCGACGAAGAGTCTGACGAGGTAGAAGAAGACAATTATTCTGACGAAGACGAGGATTATTAATGGGTTGGTATACTGATATTGCCAAAGACATCAGCAATATTCCTGATGCCGTGCTATATTTCGAACAAGAATTAGTGGAAGCTCGTAAAGAGGTAAAACTATATGGAAATGTTGAGAAAGCCAGTGCGGCATTGCCAGGAATAGTTGAACACAGGTTTGCTCAACTGCAAGAAATTGAAGCAATATTAGAATATCTTAACATTGAGCTCAGAAGACTCAAGAGTAGTTTCTTTCGCAAGTACTTAGAAAACTATCAACGTGCTTTAAGTAGTCGTGATTGCGAACGTTTTTGTGAAGGTGAAGCAGATGTCATTGATATGGAAAAAATTATCAATGAATTTGCTTTACTACGCAACAAGTGGTTAGGTATTACAAAAGGTCTCGACCAGAAACAGTGGCAAATTACAAATATTGTAAAATTACGCATTGCAGGTATGGAAGACGCTAGTATATAATCAATCTGCTCAAAAGATCGACCATAGGCCTTAAATATTATAGGGCCTATTTTTTTCTTTGAGGTTGACCTTTGATAGTTGTTAGTGTATACTTACTAAATGATAACGATAGATAATCTTTTACTAAAAATTGTAAATTTTACAGAGCCCACAATAGAAGCTTTGATACCTGCTCGCGATAGTAAAGTGTTGCGTAGCTTGGCAACATCAATTTCCAGCAATTTTTTCATCACAGAAAATCAAAGTAGACTGTTGATGAAGATTTTAAGAGACAACAGTAAAAAAATGACAAATTTTTCCGAAGAAATTTCACTGGCGCTACAAGAGCCTATGTGGTCACGCAGTTTTCGGCACATAGAGCAAATAAAGAAACTATACATCAAAAAAAATGAAGAACAAGAACCTATACTTGTTGTAGAATTTACTTTCAACTCAGAAATTCGTAAAACTTTAACTGGACTAGGAAAAAAATTAGATGGTGGATTAAACTCATCTAATCAAAAAGTATGGCCTATTGAGCTTACTGAAAAAAATATAGTCTTAGTGTATGAAGCACTTGAACCACTTGGGTTTGAGGTGGATGAAATTGTAAAAAATCACTATCAGACCATAAAATCTTGGTCAGAGCAAGAAATTCGTGACCAGTTTTTATTGACCAATATCGAGCATCAAAACTTTCAAAAGGCCATTACAGCTGACCTAGGTATCGAAACAGCTATTGATCAAAACATCATTAATGACCGAAGTATCAGATACCAATTTTTCACAGAAAATGCGAAAAATCACGGTGAAACACTGACCGAAACAATTGCCAACAGATCAAAAAGTCGAGTGTGGGTTGATAAAAATCAACATTCTGTAACCGAGGTAATTAGCAGTTTAGTAGAATTACGAAGATTGCCTTTGCTAGTGGTCTTTGACACAATAGTCAACGACAAGTACCTAAAAAATCTCAAAATTTTGTCAGAATCTTTGGAAGAAAATGGAATTTTTGACGGTGTCGGTATTTACTTTAGATTGCCCAATGATGAAATGGGCAAACAGTTTAATAATTTTATCGCAGAAAAAAAGTACAATCAGCGCCTGGATGACCGTTTAAAAGTAGCCGCAGTTATGAGTGGAAAAATTCCGAAATTTTTCCTATCTACCCCATGGAAACCAATGAGTGTTATAACACTGGATACCAAAATGGGCCTACGTCACGGTAAAACTAGTGTATACTCTAATTGCTGTGACTGCATTGTAGAATGGGCAGAAGCCGATACAATGTTCGACAAAAAGGCAATATTGCAATGACCGTAAAATTAGTAATTCGTGACGAAGTTAACATTAAATTTGAAGGCTTAAATTTAGAAGCTCGCAAAAAACTGTCTAATACTTTCAAATATGAGGACCCAACTGCTAGATACAGACCTGCTTACAAACTAGGACGATGGGATGGTAAAGTATCAATGTTTGGGCTTGGCGGTAACGGTTATCTAAGTCAATTAGAACGCTGTTTACAAATACTGTCGGACATGGATGTAAGCGTTGATGAATTAGATGATTTGCGCACAACCAGTAAAATTGAGTTCACTCCAATAACAACACACTACTGGGCAGACCAAGGTAAGGTGTGGCCAGAAGGTCACAGATTTGCCGGGCAACCTATTGTTCTACGTGAAGATCAGGTAGAAGTAGTTAATAGATTTTTCACAAATACACAGAGCTTGCAAGAAGTAGCAACTGGCGCTGGCAAGACAATTATGACAGCAACCTTAAGTCATTCAGCTGAAAAATATGGTCGTACTATTGTTATTGTTCCAAATAAAGACCTAGTAACACAAACAGAAGAAGACTTTGTCAACGTTGGATTAGATGTTGGAGTTTATTATGGCGACAGAAAAGACCTAAATAAAACTCACACTATTTGCACTTGGCAAAGTTTGAATATTTTAGATAAAAAAAGTAAAAATTGGAGTGAAAATGTTGCTCTGACACTAGCAGAATTTCTAGATGGTGTTAAAACTGTTATTGTAGACGAAGTACACATGGCCAAGGCAGAAGTACTTAAAAATTTACTGACACAAAATTTATGTAATGCACCTATACGCTGGGGCTTAACTGGTACAGTTCCTAAAGATGCATTTGAAGCAGAGCCTATTTTTGCATCAATAGGTCCAGTAGTAGGCGGGATTAAAGCACATCAACTACAAGAGATGGGTGTGCTGAGTAATTTACATGTCAATGTGGTACAACTAATCGACCTACCAGAATTTAAAACATACGCAGAAGAATTAAAGTATCTTGTCACTAACAAAGACAGGATGACATATTTTAGTAAACTAGTAAAAGGCATTGCAGATTCAGGCAACACATTAATCTTAGTCAACAGGATTGATACAGGCAAATTATTAACAGAAATGATAGAAGGTGCAGTGTTTATTTCAGGTGAAGTTAAAGGCACTAAACGTGCGGAAGAGTACAAAGAACATGCAACAAATGATAACAGGGTTACTGTGGCGACTTACGGTGTGGCCGCTGTGGGTATTAATATTCCTCGTATTTTTAATTTGGTTCTTCTTGAGCCCGGAAAGAGCTTTGTTAGAGTTATACAATCGATTGGACGCGGTATTAGAAAAGCGGAAGATAAAGACTTTGTACAAATCTGGGACATAACTTCAACTTGTAAATTTGCCAAACGCCACCTCACAGCGAGGAAGAAATTTTACAAGGATGCCAAATATCCGTTTACTTTAGAAAAAACGGACTGGCAAAAATAAGGAATTATGCAGATATTAACATTAGATAACAAAACGTTCTCATTGAACAATTTACCAGAGGAAGTAGACGAAAATACTAGATTTGCGGTATTAGATAACAGTGACGCTAGCAATCCTGACTTTTTCTTTATGCCGTTAATTTTCTTAGAAAGTTTCAATGCGCCGGCAATGGTGTTAAGAATAGGTGATGATGAAGTTACAATGCCTATTGATTGGTGCATAGCAGTTGGAGATAGTTCAAGTGCATGTGACATTGAAATTTTACCGTTAACTAGTTTAAATGACAGAGGATTTGAAGCACTAGTTTTTAATCCATTAAGCTCGTTTAGGGTAGAGTTTAAAAAGATTGAAATTGTAAATTTTTATAATGATGTTAAATGGTACTTTCCAAAGATGAAAAATGGACAACTATTAGCAACTCCTACACGGTACGGAGACAAGCCAGATTGTGTTTATTTTGTCAAAGAAGTTAGCAAACAAAACGAAATTATTCAGTTGGATAAAATATTATGACATTAAAGGTAGCTTATTTTCAACCATTGGTGCTGGCCATGGACGATGTTCCTCCTATTGAATTTAGTAAAATTTATGCCCTTGCAGAAAACCTGCACATGCACCCTGAACTAAATGACAGTGGTAATCCTAACATTAGTATACGTGGCGGACAACAGATACAAGTGTATCCAAGTGATCTGGGATTAGATACTGCTTGGTTAACCAGTTGGCTTGAAAATATGTGCCAAGGTTATATAGAACTTGTTAGCCAGCAAAGCGGAACTGAGGAATTAAAATTGTGCAGACCAGTTGTTACAAGTATATGGACTATACGTCAAACAGCTGGAGATTATCAAGAAATGCACAGTCACCCTCTAGGACATATTAGTGGTAATATCTATATCAGTGCTCCTGAATTTGAAGATAATAAAAATCCCAGCGACGGACAAATACTATTTAGATTACCTAAAACCAAAGATGTTAGCAAACTTATAATGACAGATACTTGGAAATACAGCCCAACACCGGGCACTATGATTATATTTCCAAGTCACTTGCCACACACAGTTTATCCATGGAAAGGCACCGGACATAGAACTGTTATGGCGTTTGATGCAGTCTTAGTACCAAAGGAGCAGGCCAATGCTGGATAAAGAATTTGTTAATAAAGTTCAAATAGCAGTCGAGACTTATGGAAAACAACATGCACTAACCGATGAAGAAGATAATGTAATGACCGAATTTGTCGAATGGTTGTATCATCAATACGGTATCGTTTACGAGAAGAAAAATGGGCAGTCTTAAACCCGGTGCTACTTATATTTACGAACGAGCAAATGGTGTAACCTATGCTAGAGAAGCTGGAGCTGACCCTAGTTCAAGAACGCCAATTGGTTGGGATTATGATCCTGTGACTGGACATAAATTTGATCCAGAAGAATCAAAAAGATTTGATTCTCGAACTCCAGATGGAGTTCCTCTACGTGAACATGTTAAAGAAACACAACTTTGGAACGAGATTCGGAAAGAAGCTAAGACCAATATCACTTTACAAAAAGCACTTGATCGTGCTATAATGATATACAAACTAAGTAAAGAACGCTATGAGTGAAAAAATCGAACTTAAGGAAAAGTTGAGTGCTATAGATCAAAACGTCCGCGAATTGTGGGATGCAATGGAACCCGATCAACAAAAAAGTCTTAAGAACGAATTTTTTATTCTTAACAGATATGCTAGTAGTGTAGCCAATACTACAAGAGAAATACAAGAGCACTATATACTAACTGTTAATGAATATTTTAACAAAAACTGGAGTGATTTACAAAAACATCCTAAACTATTGTGGTTGTTGCTGTGCATGTGCAGTTGGGATGGCAAGAAAGTATTTTGGCATGAATGGATCGGTTACAAACGCAAAGCCGGATCTAACAGTAAAAAAGTCAAGTTTTTAGCTGAACTAATGCCCAATAGAAAAATGGATGAAGTGGAACTAATCAGTTTACTAAGCACAGATAAAGAAGTAAAAGACTATGCTAGAAGTCATGGGATGGATGAAGAAACTATTGCTAAAAAATTAAAATGATGGCCTTGGCAAATCAACCTTATAAATGCGGACATTGTGGCAAAGGATTCATGCAGGAAAAAACCTTGGCTGTACATGTGTGCGAACAAAAACGTAGATATATAGCTCGTACAGAAAAACACGTTGTACTTGGATTTGACACATTTCAAAGATTTTATAAATTTAATCAGCCACAAAGCAAACAAGAAAAGACCTATGAAGATTTTAGTAAAAGTCCTTATTACAATGCTTTCGTTAAGTTTGGTAGCTTTGTTAGTAATGTTAATCCTTTGTATCCAGAGAGATTCATTCAGTGGATTGTGCAGTCAGGTGTTAAGCTGGATCATTGGTGTAGAGACGAGCTTTATGAACAGTATGTTCTCGAACTTATTAAATCCGAACAAGTAGAAACTGCACTAGAACGCAGTATTAGCCATATGCTCAGTTGGGCAAATGACAACAATGCACAGTGGAATCATTATTTTTTATACGTAAGTTTAAATCGTGCTTGTTACGATATTAAAGATGGAAAAATAAGTCCTTGGTTAATTTTAAACAGCGCAAGTGGCAAGGCAATGCTACAAAAGTTTAATGATGAACAGTTGGCTAGTATACAAAATATTATCGATCCACCTTATTGGATCGGTAGATTTAAACGACTATCAGCGGATGTTGCACTGGTAAAAGAAGTTGTCAAGGAGTCAAATATATGAACCAACCTGTGACTTGGTTATTGCCAGATGGTACTATTGTAGAAGAAATTCCTCAACAAAATCGTTGCGCTGACATTTGGCGACTAGTGAATCCTGAAACTAAAGAACCTTATAACCCTAACAAAGAAGAACCCAAACAATGGGTACACACGGACTATTAAATGCCTGATATTGATATTGACTTTGCTGACAGAACAAGAGCACTAGCGGTGTTAAAACACGTTGATGCCAGCTTAGATGGTACTGTTAAAAAACACAATACTGGAATTTATTGCACAGCTATTCCGCATAATCCTGTAACTGGCATCAGTACTATTGATTACAAAACTGCCGAAGACAGGGGATATTTTAAGATAGATTTTTTAAATGTCAGTGTATATGAAGGTGTAAAAAATCGAGAACATTTGACACAATTAATGGAGACAGAACCACTATGGGACCTATTGGAACA